TGTGTCCATTTACGTCAAACTCACAAGACACAAACATACCTTTTTGATTAGTTTTATTAATCAAATTATCACGTTTGATGTTTGTTATTGCATCACCAAACAGCACGAAACTCAATGCATTAATGATAGTGGTCTTACCAGTACCATTACGTGAGCCTTCACCACCCAGATCCAGGTTATTCCCTAACACCAGAGTAAGTCCAGGTTGATCTAGTTTCACAACCTGAGTTGCGGCACCCACGCTCATAAAGTTTTTTATGGTTAACGTTTTTAATTTTATCATAGTCTGTTGTAAATCTCTATCAAGACGCTGTTGTCAAAAGTGTCACTTTCAACTTTAGCCAGTTGGTCCAATACTATTTCATCCACTGACTTGAATGATATTTCTCCTTGGAACTCCATTTCTTCTTCTATTTCTTTGTAAGGCAATAGACTTATTTCTCTCAACTGATATGTGTTCTGGAAGTTCTCTTTGATAAAGTTAGCTTCTTCGTAGCTGATGTCCATATCAATTTTTACCCTTACGTTACATTCAGCTTCTAAATAATCATCTGGTGCTTCTAGCAATTTGCTCAATGGCAACACTCTGTACTTTGGACCATCTGCCCATATCTTGTACTGTGGTTCTTTGTCCCACTCCAAGAACATCGCTCCACGATCGTTGTCCCAAGCATCTGAATAATTGTGTGCAAATGGATTTCCGATGTAACTGATGTTTCCTTGATGTTGTCTTTTATGGAAGTGTCCAGTGAAAACTTTTTCAACGTTACTAAAGTGACTGGCTTGTATTTCTCCGTGGTCCGGCATCTCTACCATAGCATTCATTTTAAAGTTTGGCAGTTCAAAGTGTCCAAACATATACTTGGCTTTTATTTTCTGTATCTTTTTCCATTCGTTTCCAATCAACCAAGGAACTATAGCAACACCATCTTTTACTGTAATTTCATTTATCACTTCTACTTTTGGAATTTCGTTGGCAAACACCACAGATGATATCTCACGTTTGTCACGATAAAATAAATCGTGATTTCCAACGATGAAATATACTTTTTCAAAATTATCACTCAGACGTTTGAGATTTGAGATTGAATAGTTGAGTGTACTAATGTTGATCGATGATCTATGGTGATGCCAATCGCCTAGAAAGAAGCAAGTTTCTGCGCCGAAACTTTTCGCTTCATCTATAAACCACTTGACAAAGTTTTCACAGTCGTTATTGTGCTGTCGACTGTTATTCTTTAAACCAAAGTGAATATCCGTAAAACAGGCCGCTTTTTTAAACATAATTCTATCTCAAACAATTAGTAATTGTATTACTTTTTGGCGTTTTTGTCAACAGCTTTTTTGGTTCCTCTGTTGGCTCCCCAACCACGTTTTATAGTGGGTGGTAACATAGGCTCTTCGCCCATTGCCTTAGATTCGTTTTCCATCTGTCGAGTAAAGGAAGGTGTCTGCCCGTGGGCTTGTAGTATATCGTCTCTTAATGATTGGTGTTTCTTTTCTACATTTAGTATTCTTGTAAATGAATTGGTAATGGCCGCTGTGTAATATGCAAATGGATTCTCTGATTTAGATTCATCAAACTGCAATCCAATCTGTGATAACTGTAATAGTGCTTGGGATCTCATCTCATCATTGTAAGTGTATCCTCTCCAGTTACCTCTGGATCCATAACGTTCACAAAGCTTCATAAACATCAGTGCTAGTTTGTTTGTCATCTTGCCGTGTTCTAGGCTAAAATGACCATTCTCTAATCCTCCAACCCAATGGCTTCTACCCACTTCTGTCCACACATCATCTTTTAGTACATAATGTTTAAATGGAATGAAGTTTAATTTTACCTTGGTATCTGCTACTGTTTTTGGTTTGGCTTTTCTACCAGGATCATCTGGAATGTGATCAAATCCATAACATCTAACAACAACATCTTCAGGTAAAACTTCTTTTAGCTTGACCTGTACTGTTGGAATCTTACCACGAGAAAGTCCTAATTCTTCTGCTTTTAGTTTGGTAAGCCTATCTGCTCTATTTCTCCTAGCCTGTAATAGCTTGGTTTTATTCATTTTTTCAATAGGATCAACCAAAATAAAATCAAAGAATGCAAATTTTTCATCGACATAATAGCAATAACTTCCTTTGCTTTTATGTATTTCTTTTAATATGTCTTTGTTATTTAGGTAATTAATTCTTTTTGCCATACTTGTAACATACGGGTTTATTCTAAAATGGTCAACCTCTTTATTAAATTATTGTTAAATAAAACTATAGTTAATTATCACTATAAATATTAGTATGATGAACAAAAAAGATTTCAGAGCTCGTATACAAGCAAAGCCAGGCGCGAAAGATCGTGTCTACGGAGGCAAGGATCCGCACTCGAATATAATTGCACCTTTATGGGCAACAAATGGTATGTTAATGCCATATACACCGGCAATTCAAGTAACTCATACGTCAGTTGAGTACGCACAGTATTCACTGCCACAAACGACATTTGATTACTTTGCTTTCAGTAAAAGAAACTCACCGATGCTATCAGTGACAGCAACATACACAGCACAGAACCAAGCAGAAGCAAGATATGTTTTGAGTGTGATGCATTTTTTAAGAGCAATCACTATGAATTATTATGGTAGAGAAAATGGAGATTTAAGAGGCGTGAATCCACCGACACTATTGTTTAGTGCATATGGTCCATATATGTATGACAGAGTACCGATGCTTATTAGAAACGTGAGTTTTGGTTTGGACCAAGATGTTGATTACGTCAGTTGTGGTACTGAAGGAGTGAGTGTTGCAGATGCAGGGTACGGAATGTATTCTAATGATCCAGAAACAAGAGATTTAGATGTATCAGGGGCAGAAGCGGCTCAAATAGGTGGCACAACTTTTTCTGATAGACTAATAAATCCACCAGCCCATTTAGAAGATAAGATGGCACAGAGTTATGTGCCGGCAGTAGTGGCTATGTTTATGGAATTAGTTTATGCACCAACACCAGCTAAGATGCGTGATAACTTTAACTTAGAAAGATTTAAAAGTGGTCAGTATGTTAATGACGACAGTGAAGGAATAATTTAATGGCAACAAAAGCAGACAGAAGTAAAACATCACCATACTTTAGAACACCATTGGTTGGAGACTACAGAGATCTTTTAAACTTACCAGATATTCCTCGATCGGAAAGTGATGAGTATTACACAATTGAAAATAGATTTGATAGAAGACCAGACTTACTGGCAAATGCATTATACGGTAGCACAAGATTATGGTGGATATTTACAAAAAGGAATATGAATTTGATACAAGATCCTATCAATGATTTTCGTGCTGGAATGATTATTAGACTTCCACAAAAATCAGCTGTAGCAAATTTAATACAATAAAAAATGAATACACAAGATACACAATCTAATCCAATATGGAACGTCATTGACAAAGGACAATTTGTAGAGAACCCCTTACACGGTTATGAAAGAACTTCATACGATGTATCCTTGCATTTGGCTAACACATATGATACGACCAATTGGCAAAAGGTAGAAAAATCTCTTAAGAAAAATAACAGCAATGAGATTAATTCAATTTCATCAAAAATATTTTCAGGAGGGGTTATAACGTTACTTGAATCTGCTTCAACTATTACTACTATGACTGACTTAACGATAGAAGGTTTTACTTCCCCAAACACTACAACAGATACTGGCTTTTCAACAAAATTTAGAATGAGTGTAGTACAGCCATTGGGTGTTAGTTTAGTTGAGAACATTTACAAGGCCGCGGCCGTGCTAGGAATTAAAAATCATTATTCACATCCATTCTTTTTACAAATAACATTAAAAGGTAGAAAAGCAGATGGAGAAATTGACGTCGAGATACCAAACACTAGAAGATTGTATTGTGTTTACATTAAAAATATTACATATAGTATTGACGTTGGATCAGCGAACTATCAAATTGAAGGGATCAGAGCAGGTGATTTAAACAATGCTGATGATCACTCACTGGTACAAAAAACTGCACTGACAGGCATCGAAACGATGAATGATTTTTTAAATGCATTCCAGAAAGAAGTTAACAAGCAAGAAAGACACAAGCTTGGATCTACGAAAGCAATCTTAGATCAATTTGTTTTCAGAATTGACAGTCTTGAAGACAATAATTTACCTCTAGAGGATCTCGCTGATTCTAGGATTATGGCAGACAAGGAATCAAAAACCAATTCCCAGAACCAAGACCTCGAAGGAGCTGTATTGGCCGAGATTGAAAGAAACACGTCAATCAAAGAAGTTCTAGAAAGATTTATGTCTCGTAATGAAGTGATGCAAAACAGGATCAGTGGAATCAGAACAAAACTTACTAATACCAATTGGTCTAAAAAAGAGATTGATGATATAGATGTAGAAAAATATCTTTTTACAATAACCACGCACAACGAATTATTAACTTATGATCCTTTAAGAAGAGATTATGCAAGAAAGTTTGTATTCACAATAACAGTAGCACCTTTTATTTCAATAACAGCGGCAGTAAGAAAAGAATTTGAAAAGAAAAAAGAATACACAAAAGCTCGTGTCAAAAAAATGATGGAAAAAACCTTAATCAAAAGATATGATTACTTCCATACAGGTATGAACATAGATGTATTAAACTTCAACATCAACTACAACTATCAATATGTGTATGGTTTAGACACGATGGTTGGCTTGTTTAACAAGTATTCAGAAGCATTTAATACAATAATCAATCAGCAAGTAAACGCAAATGCAGATCTTCAAAAAGCGGTTAAAGATGGAATAGACGCGAACAAAGAATTTAACGACGCCCAGAGTGATGGAAAATTATCTGTTGGTGAAAAATATTGGATCAAAACAATGCAACAAAGAAACTTGCAGAACATAAGAAATTTATACGACACAGGTGCAGTTGAACCAGACGCAAACACATTAGAAGCCTACAATGCTCTAGTAAAAGGTTACAATGAAGATATAAAAAATTATGAAAGCATTGAAAAAGAGATCGAAGCAATTGCTCCACCATCTGTGGTAGCAAAAACAGGAACACCAAAATTAAATGCACTTGATACCTATCATAATGATGCTATGCTTGGTTTCGCCTTAGCTAAATCTGGAACTCAAAAGACTTCTAGATTGGGTGGAAATGACGTACTAGCTGAAGCTATGCCAGATGAACTATACGAAGATGCATTGAAAGAAGACCAAGGTGGTACACAATTTCCAGTACAATTTTATGAGAGATTTGTTGACCCAGGTCAATCAGGAATGATTGAAGTATCAACAGCAGACGCTTCAGGATTTTCAACGATACTAAGGAATGCTAAAGTAGGGTCAGCTGAAATGGTCAGAGTTACTATGGATATAATTGGTGACCCTTATTGGTTAGATCACCCGGCATACGGACATACCCCGGCAACAGATAAAAATGGTAAACCAGTGATGGCAGATTACAAAAGAGAGAACTGTGTTCTTTTCTGTTCAATGATTCCTACTGAAAAAGAACCAGACACTGGTTACGAAAAAACTCTTGCACAAAGAAATAATGATTTTTTAACCGCAGTATACAGGGTGTGGAAAATTGAACATAAGTTTAGTAATGGTCAGTTCACGCAAACACTACATATGGTCAGAGATGCAGTCACGGATTTAAGTTTGTTGGTAGCTGGAGATTTGAAAAAAGAGGAAAAGTTAGAAGATAAACACGTACCAATGAAGCATATAAAAAGTGTTTTTAAAATGAGAGACGGTGTGCATTTTGAAAAAAAAGAACACTTCCCAACTTATATCGATGATGAATATAATTCAGAGAAATGGGAAAAACTTGTAAAAAATAAAACACTAGAAGATCTAAAAGGTACAATAGCCGCTGAAGAAATCAAAAAAGGCACAGTCGATCACAGATTTATGAAAAAATGGACCGACCATCACTCAATGGATCCAAACAATCAAAATGATGTAGAAGCCATTGTGGCGGCCAGTGACGCAGGTGTATTGAGTAAAAAAGGAATATTTGATCCTGATGTAATTAAGAAATTTGACTACAACGGTGATGGAAATATCACCCACAGAGGCGGCGAGTTAGCAGATATGAGAGAGTATCTACAGAAGAATGAAGAAATAAATGCAGAGAGAGACACAGATGATTCACCAGATCCTCTTGGATACCTTGACTCATCGCAAGAATACTACCAAGGAGATAACATCCACGAAGAATACCAATGGAACAAAGAGAGAATGGCATACTGGGATGATAGACACGAAGATACTTTGAATAAAGATTATTATCTGCTTGATCACGAAGCGAGAAATTTAGAAATTGATGAACAATTAGGTAGAGACCCTTGGAGAGTCAACGGTTTATATGATTACCAACTGATAGATACCAAGTAGGAGATAAAATAATATAATGGCAGGAAAAAATCAATCATCAACATACAAGTTTAACAGCCAAGCGGGGCTTAATAACAAGGCCGGAGGCACGACGTCGGTACAGTTGGCTGAAGTAATGGACAACGTTGACTATGCCAGACTTGGTAGATTGCGTGTTTTCATACAAGGTAGCCAAGCAGATAAAACAGATCGAAACAACTGGAGAACAGTATTGTGGATGTCACCGTTTGCTGGTGCGACAAATCCTAGTTCACTTTTAAAAAGTGATGACGCCGAAACAGAAAACTTGTATGCGGCGACACAACGAAGTTACGGAATGTGGATGATACCACCTGATGTGGGAAACATTGTTGTTGTGGCTTTTGTTAATGGTAAAGAAAACAATGGTGTTTGTCTAGGTTGTGTATTCCAACCAAGTATCAATCATATGATACCAGGTATTGCCAAAGGTAAGACAACAGTAGCAAACACACCAACAGTTCCGGTAGCAGAGATTAACAGGGTTTCAGCTGAAGCTCAAAATATGAACATTTTTGAAAAGCTTGATAAAGCAAAAATGCCAGATCATTTATCAAAAGGAACATCAGATAACGTTAGACGTCCGGCACACACACCGTTCTAT